TAACGTTCATTTTCAATAAAATTTAGGTTCATCAATTTTAGTTTTGTGGAGAAGAACTCCATCGACTTTATCTAATAAATCTAGAATACTTCCATGCATCAGACGGTATCCATATCCAACATAAAGTTGTCCAAAGAATACTGTAAGTGCCATAAATGCCCAGAAATAGTAATACGTTCTGGATTTCTTTTGTCTTGGGTATTTCATTTAAAATTACACTCCACCATAATTTCTGTGAGACAAGCAAGCATATTTATCTCTTGGTCAGCGACGAAAGAACTCTGATACTGATACTTAGCAATAATGAGAACAGCAGCAGCGATCCCACTACCATCCAACTTTGAATATACTGCGTCGTAAACACTACGAAGAAGAACGTGAGGGTCATTATCAAGATTATCCACGACCCATTTACGGACCTTGGGGAAATCTTTGTCTTTAAGGTGTCTAAAGAGATCATCGGTTTTTACGTTAGTGAATGCGGCAAGGATACCAGTATCAATCTTTCCACTGACAGAATATCGTTGTAGTTCATTAAGTACACGTCGCCAATCAGGGAAATGTTTTTGAATGAGTTCTACCAGGACCTTGTTATCATATTCAACACCTTCTGTATCGAGGATTTGTTGGAGGCGTTGGAAGAACTTTCCTGCGAGGGCTTGACGTTCTTTTCCTTTGATGGAGAAGTCAACGACTGCACATCGGGAGTGGAGGGGTTGGATGATTTTGTT